CTTTGCAGATCGCTGGCTGTGTTGCCCTCATTGTGGGCTGCGCGCTGGTTGCGCCTTGGCTCGGTTTCGTTGTTGCTGGGGTCTGCGGCCTGGCTTTCGGTGTCGCGCTTGAGAGAGGCCTCTGATGCTCGGGAACTTGTTCGGCGGTCAGCCGATGGAGGAGCGGAACCTCTCCTACCAGCAGGTGTGGGGTTCCGGCATTGACGTTTCGGGCTTCGCGACTTGGGCGGGTACGGTCGTCAACCAGAAGAACGCCCTCGAGATCGGTGCGGCCTACGCTTGCGTGCGCCTGCTGTCGGACACGATCTCGACTTTGCCGGTGGACACGTTCATTCGCCGTGACGGCAACCGGCTCCCCTACCGGCCGCGGCCCGCTTGGGTGTACGAGCCCGAGGGCCCCGGCTCTAGCCGCATTGAGTATTACAAGCAGATCGTCGTCTCCATGCTGCTGTCGCACGGGGCCGTGGTGCAAATCCTCCGGAACGGCAACGGCGAGATCGTCGCGCTTCAGCCGCTCGACCCGACCCGTGTGGACATTCGCCGGAACCGTGAGACCCGCCTGCGTGAGTTTGTTATTGACGGCGGCCAGGCCGTGCTGCCTGGCGAGGACGTGCTTTACATCCCTGAGATGCGCCGACCTGGCTCGCTCAAGGGTGTCAGCCGCGTAGATGAGCTGAAGCAGACCCTAGGCCTAGCAAAGGCGCTGGATGAGTTCGCCTCGCGGTACTTCTCCAACGGTGCCAACACTTCAGGAATGATTGAGTTCCCCGGCAACCTGACGCAGGAGCAGGCCAAGGATCTTGTCGACGCTTTTGAGGCTGGGCACAAGGGTCTAAAGAAGGCTCACCGTCCGGGTGTGTTGTCGGGTGGCGCGAAGTTTGTGAAGACGGGGTCGGATGGCGAGCAGGCTCAGATGCTTGAGAGCCGCCAGTTCGCGGTCGAGGAAGTGGCGCGCGTGTTCCGGGTGCCCCCGTCCATGATCGGGCTGAACACTCCCGGCGCCATGTCCTACGCCTCCGTCGAGCACAACGCCATCCAGTTCACCCGCTACTCACTGACCCCACTCATCGCCGCCATCGAGGAGGCCCACAACCGCCTCCTCCCCGGCGACGTGTTCCTGCGCGTCAACATGGACGGCCTTCTGCGGGGTGACTCGGCGACGCAGGCTTCCGTGTTCTCTACGGCGTTGCAGGCTGGCTACATGAGCGTCAACGAGGCGCGCGGTCTCATGGATCTTCGCCCGGTCGATGGGGGCGACAGCCCGCGGGTCCCGCTGGCCAACATCGCCGTCGCTTCTGCCGGGATCGTGGAGGAGCGCGAGCGCGTCGAGATGGCCGCGAAACTTGTCCAGTCTGGCTACGAGCCCGTAGCTGTGCTGTCGGCGCTTGGGCTGCCAGCGATGCCGCACACGGGCCTGGCGTCTAACCAGTTGCAGCCGGCCGAGAACGCCCAGGTCTAGGAGGGCCGATGAGCAAAATGGAAACCCGCACCTTCACGGTTGACGACATTGAGGTGCGCGAAGCCCCCGAGGGCATGAGCTTTGAGGGTTACTCAGCCGTATTCAATTCTCCTTCTGAGCCCTTACCGTTCACGGAAACGATTGCGCCTGGAGCGTTTGCTCGTTCGCTGAAGTCGCGCAACAACGTCTTCCTCTTGGTCAACCATGACCCGGCCCGCCCCTTGGCGTCGACCCGGTCTAAAACGATGACGCTTGAGGAGGACGGCAAGGGCCTGCTGGTCAAGGCGACCCTTCCTGACACGACTGACGGCCGCGACCTCGCGGTGCTGCTCGGTGGCGGCGGCAACCCGCGCGTGATTGACTCCATGAGTTTCGGCTTCTCTGTTCCTCGCGGCGGCGACTCGTGGAACGAGGACGGCAGCCAGCGCACCCTTCATCAGGTGCGGTTGCACGAGACTTCGATCGTTGCGTTTCCGGCCTATCGACAGACGTCTGCCAGCGTGCGCAGCCTGGACATGTTGGCCGAGGCTACGGGCGAGGACGCTGACGCACTGAATGGCGCGCTTGAGGCGCTTGAGCGCGGGGCCACTTTGACGATGGATCAGGCTGGCCTGTTGTCTGCGGTGGTGGCGAAGTTGTCGCCGGAGCCGCAGCCTGAGCCTGTGGTTGAGCCGGTGGCGCACGACGCCAGCCAAATCAACCTGCTCAAGACCAAGCTCGACCTGGCCTTCAAGGCCTGAGACTTCCTGGCCGCGCGAGCCGCGGCTAGGTCCCCGCTCTGAGGAGCCTCGGCGGGATTCGCAAGAAACACCTGCGCAATCCAACAAACCGAGACCCCAGAAAGGGGTGAACTAAGTTGTCCGAGTACCTGAAGAAGCTCGTGGAGGATCGCCAGTCGGCGTACCACGCAGCGAAGGCGAAGATGGACGAGGCCGCCGCTGAGAGCCGCGACCTGTCCGCCGAGGAGCGCGAGTTCGTCGACCGCACGTTCGCGGAGCTTGACGAGAAGCGCACCATGATCGACACCCTCATCACCGCTGAGAAGCGTGAGGCTGAGATCGCCGAGGCCATGCGTGGCGTCGCAGATGTCGCCCGCCCGGTTGAGGCCCGCTCTGCGGCTGCCGAGACCGACGCAGACATCCTCCGCTCGCTGCTCGCTGGTGAGCGTCGTGCGCACTCGTTCCAGTTCGAGAAGCGCGACATCGCCAAGACCAGCAGCAACGCTCCCACGCCGGTCACATTTTCGTCCGCCGTTCTGGATCAGGCGCGGTTGGTAGGACCGATGCTCGACCCGTCCGTTGTCACGGTGCTCAACACCGCTGCCGGCGAGGATTTGGTTCTCCCGTCGCTCGCGTCCTGGTCAACTGCTGGCTTCGAGGCTGAGGCTGCGACGATCGACGAGTCGGACCCGACCTTTGGCAAGACCACGCTCAAGGCCTACAAGTACGCCTTCATCGTGCAGGTCTCGCAGGAGTTCCTGGCCGACAGCAACATTGACGTCATTGGGTTCCTCGGCCAGCAGGCCGGCAACGCCATTGGCTACGCCGTGAACGACAAGCTGACGCTTGGCACTGGCACGGTTGAGCCGAACGGTATCGCCGTCGCTGCTGCGGCTGGCGTGACCGGTGGTACCGCCACGTCGACGATGGGCACGGGCGGCTTCACGGCCGACAACCTCATCGACCTCGTTTACTCGCTGGATGGTGCGGCTCGCCGCCTGCCCGGTTTCGGGGTCATGGCGAACGGCTCCAGCATCGGCGCGATGCGCAAGCTGAAGACGACGTCGGGTGACTACGTCTTCGCGCCGAGCCTGGTCGCGTCGGCAAATGACACCGTGTTGGGTTACCCGATTGTGGAGAACCCGGCAATGGCCTCGGTCGCCTCTGGCGCCCGCTCCGTTATCGCCGGTCACTTCCCGTCGTACTACGTCCGCACCGTGGGCGGCATTGACGTGGCCCGCTCGGATGACTTTGCCTTCAACACCGGCCAGGTCACGCTCCGCTTCCAGATCCGCGTCGACGGCAACCTGCCTCAGACGTCGCACGTCAAGCGGTTTACCGGCGGCACCGCCTAGTCACTAGGCACCTAGACGTGGATGGCCCCGCCTTTGCGCAGGGGGGCGGGGCCATCCACACCCCCCTGCGCACACAAGGAGAAACAGGTGGCCCATGCCACGAAAGCCTCAAACACTCGCAACAATTCACGCAGCGGGAATCCCGCTCGACGTGCCGCCGCCCGAGAGGGAGCAGCTCCTCCGGCTGGGACTGCTGCACGAAGAATCCTCTGGGCCAGCAACGCGCCCTGGACGGCCACGGGCTACGGCGAGCAAACCCAGCAAGCCACCCGGCGAATCAAAGCCGCCGGCCACGAAGTAGCCATCGCCTCTAACTACGGGCTTGAGGGCTCAACGATGGAGTGGGAAGGCCTGCCGGTCTACCCCCGCGGCCTTGACGTCTACTCCAACGACGTCATCCCCGCCTATGCGATGGACTGGGGCCGACCAACTGGGCAGCAGGCCCTCGTCATCACTCTCTTCGACTGCTGGGTTTTCAAGGGCGCTGGCTGGGATCATGTGGAGCGCGTCGCCTCCTGGGTGCCCATCGACCACTTCCCCGCCCCGGCGCCAGTCATCGAGTGGCTGGCACGCCCCAACGTGACACCCATTGCGATGTCGCAGTTCGGGCTTGACGCCATCGAGCGCCACGACATTGAGGCGCTGTACGTCCCGCACGCCATCAACACCAAGGTCTTCAAGCCGACCGAGTTGATGCAAGGTAGCGACGGCCAGGTGCCCTCCCGCACATGGATGGGCATCCCCGAGGATGCCTTCGTTATCGGCATGGTGTCGGCGAACAAGGGGCAGGTGGATCGCAAGTCCTTCGCCGAGTCATTCCTCGCCGCCGCGATGGTTATGCAGCAGCACGACGACGTCTGGCTCTACCTGCACACCGAGCCGAGCCCGGCCATGTCTGGCCTTGATTTGCGGGCGCTGCTGGCCGCGACGGGCGTGCCGATGGACCGGGTCGCCTTCGCTGACTCGTACTCCTACCGCATGGGCATCCCCAAGGAAGCCCTTGCCAGCATCTACACCGGCATGGACGTGCTGCTTCAGCCCAGCCGAGGCGAAGGCTTCGGCATCCCCGCCGTCGAGGCCCAGGCATGCGGCACCCCAGTCATCGTGTCCAACGCAACCGCGCAGCCCGAGCTCGTCGGCGACGGCTGGCTCTGCGACGTGCAGCCCGCATGGGACGCACCCCAAGGCTGCTGGTTCTTTACGCCTCTCGTGCCGAGCATCGTTGACAACCTCGAGGCTGCCTACGCGCGAGGCCGGGGCCGATCCCAGCAGGCCATCGACTTTG